TTAGTGTGGACGCCATGTGGACAGTTCACTCACAGGATTTAATGTAACAGCATCTTGTAAGTAGTCTGGCGAAAAATGCGCATATGTCATCGTCTGTTGTATATTTGCATGCCCCAATATTCGTTGCAGTGCGATGATATTTCCTCCTTTCATCATAAAGTGGGTGGCAAAGGTATGGCGTAATGCATGAACGGCCTGCCCTCTTGGTAAATCGGGTTTTACTTCTCGCATCAGTTTATAAAAGGTCATATAACTAACCTTGAATAATAAGCCTGAACCCCTTGTTTTTACCTCGTTTACAATTTCCGGTGATATGGGGACAGTTCTTTTTTTACCGTTCTTTGTTTCGACGAAGGTTACTTTTCCATGCAAGATATTTTCGGCCTTCAATTTATGGGCTTCTCCCCATCGTGCACCAGTTGCAAGGCAAAGTAATGCTATACGCCGGGCATCATCCTTTGCAGTACTCAATAGCGCCTTGATTTCCTCGGTCGAAAGATAAGACATTTCTGTCTGTTGTATCTTTAACCGTGTCAATGGTCTGATCGGGTGGTCGCCGTGGAACTCCTCAGCCTCGATCATGACACTGAAAACACCGCTAAGGGTTGCCATGTCATGATTGATGGAGCTGGCTTTGATACCACTGGCTAACCGTCTGGATCTAAAGTCCATCAAAAGCCGGTTATTGATCTGGTAAAGCATAGGATCATCTAACTTATCGCACATACTGACTAGTGCGCTCATGCGCTTTCTACCATGCTTTAGGTTCTGCCCGTAATAATCCCACCATAAAGCGATAAACTCACTGAGGCGGCGTTTATCTGCCGGTTTACTCAGCCATTCTTTATTATGAAAGTTCGCGATAATGTAACGTTCAAATGATAACGCGTCGCTTTTCCTTTCAAATTTGCGCCGGATACGTTTTCCATTCCGTCCGTGCGGCCTAATGTCCACTTCATAACGACCATCATCAAGCTTCTTAATCGACATATTGAAGCCCTCCGATGTTGCTCAAACTTTGCGATTCAATAAATTGAATGAAAGCGTTGTGAAGCGTTACCCAGTCTTTTTGCCTAAGCGTTGCGAGGTTGTTTCGCCTTGCCCATAGTGTGCGAGAGCCGGTGCAATCTGACCGGCCTCGGGATCTATCTCATCGAACATGAACCAATCTCTATATTTTCTGAACCTTTCTAACTTAAATATTTTTGCTCCAGCATCAAAGGACATTTTCATTCTTCCCGATTCATAATTTGCGAGGCTACTATAAGGAATATCAACTAGTTGACTCATTTCCTTCTTATTTAATCGTTCAGATTCCCTTATCAATTTTAACTTTTCAGACTTTTCGTATGTTGACATAGTTATTAGCATCCGATATTTTAATCGCAATACAAAACCTCAAATGTACCCAAGAGGTATCACCAGAGAGCCAAAGGAGATGTTACCAGATGCTTAAAGATAGAAAAACGCAAAGATACGCCGATCCCGAGCCAATTACTCCGCATGAGTTTTGTGTGCGTACCGGTCGATCGTACGGTTCTGTACGTAACATGATGGATCGTAATCAGTTACCTGTTCACCGCGAAGGCCGTCCCGGCACTAAGCGCCCGCGCCGTTTCATTATGTGGAATGAATATTTAGAAGCTGTTGCTCAGACTCGTGCGTTATGCACCAGAGAGGAACGCGAATGGATCGAAAATATCGTCCGTTCTAATGCGTCAGCCTCCAAACGTGGAAAACGTATTTCAGCCGCTTACTAATTTGGCACGCTAAAGGATGTGCAAGTCGGCAGCGATTTTACAACACCCTTATAAAAAGAGGATAAAGCAATGAATACAGAAGGTCTGGATTACAAGGGATACCAAAACAAAATCTGGCAATTAAGCGAAGTAGCAAAGACGCTTAATTGCCATGAGTTAGGGGTCGTCTGCAATAGAACAAGAACCATTATCTCAGAAGTTAAATTCCTTTCTGAGTTAATTGCTCATACCTTGTCCAATTTGCATACCGATGAAATTCGTCAATCGGAAACTCTCCGTCAAGAATACCATCGAGTTGAAAGCACTCTGGAACAGTTTCTTCATCTAACCGAGCAATTTGCCCTTTCACGAGATCGTATAACTTCTCTAGATTGTAATAGCACGGAATTTTTGAATTTGTTTCTTCCTCAATCTCTAACAATTCAGTGTGAAGCAAAAGAAGAGCATCACACAATGTAATTTGGCGTATCTCGTTGATAGATAAGCCTGTTCTCATTAACAGAAGATGATTAAGGCACCGGCGACCGATTAAGGGCTCCCAAGGGGTTTTATAGGCGGTTCGATGTTCATCAAGCAAACAAGCAAAGAGGAACCACTGTTTACAGCGATAAGCCACTTTTAAGTCATTCTCATATGTATATGAAGGAGGTTTATCCAAGTTATGGCACTTTCTTATACATTCTTCTATTTTTTTGTAGAGCTTGTCATAGTCCTTCGGGGTCATTTTATGCACCTTTGTGGTTAGTTAATAGTTTATGCCTGAGCCTCCGTTCAAAGAAATAACAGGCATAAGCAACATACCACAAACCACGCGCCGGGCGTGGTTAAACATCCCGGCATCTATTGAATGTTAATTATTAATAAATAAGAGGAACAGAGTATGTCATTTAAATACCCGTTAGGGGCAGTTGTTGCAATCAGTGTTAGTTGTGAAGTGGGTCACGTTAAAGGCCGGGCAGAGTACGGCAATTCTGAAAGTCAGTATTACGTTCATTACTTGGCCGCTGATGGCCGTGCGGTTAATGATTGGTTTGAAGAGTCAGAGATCCGCCCGGCATCAAGTGACGGCATGGTTACTGAATCAGTTAGCTGATATTACAGACCTCATTAAATAGTGGGGTCGATAATGTTAGTTAAAGTCAAAGGTGCATACTATGTCTTATCCATGCTCGTCATTATCAACAATGCTTAGGCAGGAACATTTAGTCAGCCATCACCACCACGATCGTGGCTGGATTGAAACCCCGGACGGTCGTTTCTTTCAACCGAAGGCCAGCAAAGTCCATTTCCTTCCCGGTCTGGCTAAACCTTTCATAGCAGGAATCAAGCGTCGCCGTCGTTGGTGGGCGCGTCTTATGGGTATCAGTGCGTAGGCAGCATCATGGTGAACATATTATCAGCAAGGGCAGTACCTTTAACCACGGCAGAGATTGGCCGAGGGTTAGAAGCTGTTACTGATATTCGCCGCCGCCACTTTAGTCGTAATAATCCCGTCCGGGATTTGTACAACCAGTCATCAGAACGTGAAAGAAAAGCACTTTGTTTACTCGCTCGTTTGTCTGAGCGTCATATCAATATGAAATTTGAGGAGATGAACGAACGGGAAAGGGAGCAATTAATCGAGGGTATGATCGTTATGCGGACATTAACAGAGCATTTCCCGCCGCGTTTATTGCACTCGTACAAAGTACTTGAAGATAAATAAAACGCTTTAATTTTTATTAATTAATTTTTCGTGTCGATTATCGGCAGGGTTTTTTACATTCAAAATATGGAGTTTTTTATGTTGAGAGAAATTGCAAAAAAAGAAATCATTAATTTTATAAGTAGTTATTACTCATCATCATCTATTGTTAAGGTTATTTGTGAGCCTGCCCTTGGCAGTGTTCATTATACTGATGTGAAGATAATAATTAAAAATATAAAGTCCGGATTTATGGGAGGCGATAGAATATATCAACAGAAAATTCAAGAGTTCTCAAATCAAAATCATTCAATTATTTCATTCGTTGATTTTTGCCAGAACGTTGTAAATAAATATATTAGTGATAATAAACCTGATTCTACAATTAAAAGTTTATATGGGTTTGCTAAAGCCGATTTTCCGGGGGCTTTTTATTGTAGCCCTAAGCCAGAAAGTAATTTGTTGACTGCTGCCGATCCCTATCTTGAATTATTGAAAAAGGCCACGAATGAAGGCCGTAATAATCAATTAATTCTCTCTTCCGTTCAGCTTGAATTATTAGCGGCTCAGGCCGGGGCTAATAATTTCAGCAAAGATGATTTGATCGCTGCTCTGGAAAAATTAGCAACCCAGTATACCGAGCAGGCTAATAAATCCCGCAAAGAAAATATCTAATTAAAGGAGTAATAATCATGACTAATCCAATATTAAAGCCATTTGATTTGGAAGCCGCGAAAGCGGGTAAGCCAGTAGTTGATCGTCGCGGTCAGCATGTTCGGATTATTTGTTTTGATGCTAAGACCCAAGGGTATCCATTGGTTGCGCTTATCCATATTCGTGGCGATGAAATCCCATTCAGCTATACAGAACATGGCCGCTTTTACGGTAAAGGCGATTCACCCTGCGAAAGAGATTTATTTATGGCTTCGACTAAAAGGGAAGGGTTTGTAAATCTATATCCCCCTAGCATCAACAACCACCGTCAAACTGTTTTTCATGTTTCTAAGAATTCCGCCGATCGTGACGCTGACTCAACCCGAGTCGCTTGTATTCGTATCGAGTGGGACGAGTAACCCGTGATGCTATTTCTTACCGTTACAGCCGCATTTATTTGCGGCTTTTTAGCAGGTGCCATTGCCGTTATTTTCTTCGATTACGTCATGGATCGTGAATATGAGCAATCGCCATTAAGCAAAGATTACGATTAAGGGAAATCATGAAAACAGTAACTTATACATGTGATAACTGCGATAAATCATCACCTCAAGAAATGCAGACAGTATCCTTTGCCGCCCGTGATACTCATACATATACATTTGCTAATATTCATATTGGTCATTTATGTGCTGATTGCCTTGGTAAATTAAAAAATGAGGTTCTTGTATCGTTTAAAAATTTAGAGCTGAAATATAAAACCGCCTTAATTGAGCCGGAGGCTTGAAATAATGACTAATCGTTCAATCCTCAAATGGGCTGGCGGTAAAGGCTCAATTATTAATGATGTGAAAAAACACCTTCCACCGGGTAAGCGTTTAATTGAACCTTTTGTCGGTGCCGGTAACGTATTTATTAATACTGATTATGATGAATATATTTTAAATGATATTAATTATGATTTGATTAATGTCTATGAACAATTATATAAACAGCCAGATAAATTTATTGTTTGTTTATTAGAAGAGTTTTCTGGCGGTAATAATGCGGACGTTTTCGGCTATGCACGCAATAGCTTTAATTCTTTAGATAATACAACTGATGGCAACCGCTTTATGCGAGCTGTCCTTTTTGTGTATTTAAATCGTCATTGCTTTAATGGCTTATGCCGTTACAACCAAAAAGGACAATTTAACGTCCCCTTTGGGAAATTTAAATCAGTCTATTTTCCTCAAGCTGAGTTAGAGATGTTTGCCACCAAGCTGAAAAAAGCCACGCTGTTTAATCTGGACTTTGAAGAGATTATCAACATGGCTGGTTATGGTGATGTTGTCTATTGTGATCCGCCGTATATCCCTGCTTCATCAACTTCTGATTTCACCCAATATTATACCGCCGGTTTTACCAACCATGATCAGAAGCGTCTCCGCAATGCTTTACTACGTGCTGTCGGGCGGCGTGCGTCGATTGTTGTATCAAATAGTGATACATCACTCGCTCAATTTCTTTACCACTGTTTTGTCGTCAAAAGAATTAAGACTCATCGTTCTATTGGCGCAGCTTCGGGTAGCCGTAAAAGGGTTACGGAGCTAATCGCTATTAAGTACCCGGAAATATCACTTAAGGGTCTGGAACCTGCCGCGATGTGGATTGAAGAATCATTGTGAAGGTTGATGAAATAAAAAAAATTCACGGCTACCAGTCGATGGCCAGCCGTGAAGCATCGATCGATCTCTGGCATGAGCATTACGAGAATCATGGACGCTGGCCGTGGAATGATGGTTTAGCCACCCGAGATAATGAATATTTACCAGCACCGTCGGAATGTCCGCCGGTGCCTTTAATGCTGGCAGAGTTGCAGCGTTTGGAGGAAGCCGATCGGAAACTGGCATCAATAGAAAAAGAGTTTGAGCGCCTGCCGCGCTGGGTAAAGCATCGCTATTCTGACGGGCTGGCCGATGCTGCCGCCGTCAGTCGAGTACAGGCTAATAATTACCTTCTTAAAGAAATAGATAAGGGGTTATTACCACGTATTCGTTTGGTTAACGATCAATATCTGATTGAAGGTAGTACCACCACCGCCCGAATGTTTCGCGGCTATATCCGCCGCCTGCCGCACTACCGCCGGGATGAAATAAAAAAACTGGCTTTCCGTATTGCTGCCCATTTTGATGGCGCGTTCTCCCGGCTGTATGAGCATTTAAGTGCGGTGGATAACGCCTTTGTGTCAATGACCGTTAACACCTGCTATCAATACCTTGGCCGGTTAACCCGGAGCTTACGTATAGATGCGCCATTTTGGCCGTTGTTTGAATCAGGCGAACTGAGCGCCGACGATGCGGCGGCAGGTATTGCCCGAATGATTGATACAAAGTGGTGGAATAAAAAACTATCCCGGCTTGCTGAGGTCTGGCGCGAACATTTGGCGATCGCCGCTGGTCTGGTTCATAAGCACGCATCACCTTACGCCAGTAAATTTGCGATCGGTGAATGGCAGGAACAAAAGCGCCGCAACCGGGAATATTTAAAAGCCCATGAACTGGTAGACGAAGAAGGGAACACCACATCACTGGAAGCCATGCAACTGGCCAGCAATGCCAACCCGGCGATCCGCCGGTGCGAACTGATGGTGCGGATCCGTGGATTTGAAAATCTGGCCGACCATATGGGGTGTGCCGGAGAATTCTACACCCTGACCGCCCCGTCTAAATATCATTGCACGCTGCATTCTGGCCATAAGAATCGAAAATGGTCAGGCGTGAAACCCTCCGCCACACAAAAGTACCTTTGTAAAGTTTGGAGCCGGATCCGGGCGAAGTTAAAGCGCGACGGTCTGGACGTGTTTGGCTTCCGGGTGGCCGAGCCACATCACGATTCAACACCACATTGGCACCTTTTGCTATTCATGCGTCCTGAGCATGTCGAGAAGGTAAGGGAAATCTTTTTAAGGTATGCGCTGGCGGAAGATGGCCACGAACCCGGCGCGGAAGCGTCGCGCTTTAAGTATGAGCCGATCGATAAATCGAAGGGCGGCGCAACGGGCTACATTGCCAAATATATCAGTAAGAACATCGACGGCTACGCGCTGGATGGTGAAGTCGATGACGATACCGGTCAGCCGCTGCGGGAAATGGCGCGAAATGTTTCAGCATGGGCAGCTAAGTGGCGCATCAGGCAGTTTCAGCAGATCGGCGGCGCTCCGGTTCAGCCTTACCGGGAGTTACGCCGGTTACGGGAAAATGAAGCCCATGACGAGATCCGCCGGGGCTTTTATCAATACCTGCAACAACATTCCGGCCTGAATATTCACGCTGATAATCTGATCCCTTATCTTGCCGGGCTGGGCTTGTGGCTTGGTAAACGCATTTATAAAACGCTTACCCATGATTATTTATCGCATGTCAGAGCCGAGGGCGAAGCCACGGCGTTTTCTTGCGTTCTGTCGGCGGCAGATGCGTCCGACTGGATGGGCTATACCCAGTCGCAGGGCGGCGCATACGTTAAGCGCGACGAACTGATCGTCAGGCTCAGTTATGAAGTTAAAGAGCAGGCCAGCCAGTACGGTGATGATGTTCAGCGCATTAACGGGGTGTATTGCCCGTTATCTGGTCGTGAGTCCTTTGTCTGCACGCGTGACAAACAATGGACGATTGTCCGTAAAAGTAAAGACGAGAGCCGCGACGAAGTCGCCCTAAATCGCCCTTTAAGCGACAGCGTCGCGGCTCGGAGTACTGTCAATAACTGTACGTTGTATACAAAAGAACCAGAGAAACCGGCTGTTTTTTGTCCTGATGATCGTAAGGAAAATCGGCGTTTTATCCGTCAATTGATTGCCGAGAATGAGGAACGGGAAAGCCGACGACGTAGACAAAGGATGAGTCAGAAAGATGAACGTATTTTTAGTGCTCAGGATGGTGAACTGATTAAGAAAATGCAGGACTCAGGAAAATTGATCGGGGCTGATATTCCTGATTATATGGCGCAGTCCATGCTTGACGGCAGTAAAATTGTAATTGGTGAGCATCGGTATTACTCTTCGCGCGGGGAGTTAGTAAGAGAGCGGTATAACTCTCGCCAGCGTGCTGTCGGTCTGCTCAGACACATTCGGGATAAATATGGTGCTAAGACGGATGATGTGCTGTTTGACCCTGTTGGCGAATATTCCAAAATGTTAAAACATGCAGACCCCATTGCTTGGAAAACAATGTTTGAACCTAAAGATTGATGATAAAAAATAACCCGGTCTATGCCGGGTTACTTAAAAGTTCGATTGCGATTTGTTTGTCTTCATCGCTCCAGAGCGAGAGAAAAGATTTAATATGCTGTAGCGTTGTTTTAGCTGATGGGCTGATCGTATGGGAGAAGGTCAGGTTCATGACAAAAGTATGACCACACTCAACATCATTGCAGGCACAATAAATATCAGCAATTTCATCGTGCTTCCGATTGGTCTTTTTTATTGTCGCTTTTGATTTGCAGGCTGGACAAAAAACCTTCATTACACGCATGTTTCGATCTCCGTATTGATAACGGTGATATTTTATACTTTTCTGTCCCATTATTCGACCTCTAAGGCTGATTTAGCCGGGGTATTCTTCATTTCCCGGATAATTTTTTCTGCCCGTTGCAGGGCTTTACTCATCGTTATGATGTCCTGATCTTCTTCTATGAAGAAGTTAACCTGTAATCGGGGGTTTTTGGCGATCTCCGGGTCACTATTAACCGCATTCATTATCATTTTTTGCACCGGGATCACTTCATCCCTTCGGTACGTGGAGCGGGTTTTTTCCGGATCCGGCATGGTTACGCCAGCGCCGGGAATGATGCCACTTAACCCCGCAGGGAATCGGTGAGCGGTGAAAACGTCCTGAGCGCTGATATTTTTCACGCCTGAAAATTCATCTTTAGCAGTGATATCCCCAACCGGCATTATTTTGACCCCATCGGCCTGACCATCAGGAATATTGATGAACAGATTTTGGAAGTTACCGACTCCTTTGCTGGCCTCGATTTTACTTTTAATCTCGGTTTCGACTTCGTCGGAAATATTGGGATCGGTCGCGTACAGAATGAAACCCATGTGAGCACCGTTGTGGTAGTACTTACGACGAAATAGCGTAGCTTCTGAATTCAGCAAGGCCGCATGAATCCCACTGATATAATCAGGCAGGCCATAAATCTGTTGTTGTGGATCATACTGGCGCATAAAAATGACATCATGCCGGGAATAGACCAGCGGTTCACCATTTTGTAAGACTAAAAAAGATTTATCTTTCCTGACACGTAAATACAGCGAGGGCAGGGGCAGCAGGCCGATCACATCATCCCAGCCGTTACGGATTTTCAGGAAGGCCACATCACCAAACACCAGATAATCGAACATGGCGTTTTTCATTTCCTCATGCGTCATTCCGCCGCCGGTATAGTCACTGGCAATCATGTTGCGCCGGGCGTAAGTAACCCCGCCGTGTTGAGAATTCAGGTTAACCAGTTGCGCCAGCGCCAGCCGGTCAATCGGTAACGTGTAGTGATCGCTATCACCATCGTATTGAATTTCCTGATAGTCAGTGCCGGTCGTTAATATTGGCTCTGGCTTGCCAAATGTGATGATACTCATTTTTTTATCATTGGCCGGTTGAGTTTTTGCCCGGCGGCGGTTTCTCTTTGTCATGCTGCTTTACTCATTGCCCAAGTTGATTTGCGTTTCCGCTCGTTGTTTAGTGGCTCTTTATACAGAGCGTGTGAGATAGCGAAGAAAACGTCAGCGTGTCCGGTTTCTTCGCTCCGGTCTGCCACGAAAGTCATGGCGTTACCGCTGGCCGTTGATGTTCTGCGAATGGCCATGAAACTGGCCGCGATAGTTTTGTCTGAGCCGTCCCACGCTAACCGCTTGTTTTCTACAACGTCGATCATCTTCATGACTAACCGGTTTTTGCTTTCCACGCTGTAGCTGATAGGGCTGACTTCCCGTAGTGCGAAATCCTGTACCATTTCATAGACACCGCGACCGATACCGGTGATATCAATGCCGATATAGGTCATATGGAATCGTTGATAAAGTTTCTTAATTTGTGATGCTTGGTATTTAAAATTCATGCCGTGCCACTTGAATACGGCCAGAACGCGGAAGCCTTCATCTTCTGCCACCGGTGGCGCGACAATGACAAAGGTGGCTTTATCGGTGGTGCGGCTAGGGTCATAACCTGCCCACACCTCACGATTAGCGAACGGGCGGTCATCATTGGCCGCGTAGTCATTCCATAGCTCGGTATTAATCGCACATTGTTCCACCTGCGTATATTTGAATACGCTGTCGCCGGAGTCGGTAAACACGCACATATAGAGCTGATTAAAGGCAATCTCTCCGTATTCGTCGCGTAGTTCGTCAATGTCGAACAGCTTGTCCGCACCATCCCGGCAGGCATCTTCAATGGTGGTGATAAAGCGCCATTGTCGATCGGGGCATAAAATGCCCTGTTGCATGGCAGAAAATTCCGGAAACTCGACGTTTTCACGCTCTTTTTTGCCTTTCTTCCATTCTTCACCGCTCCAAAATGCGTATGCTTGGTGCATCTTGGAAGATGGGGTCGAAATGTAGGTTTTGCGCCACTGCTTATGTGTGGCCATTGCAGAGGCTAGGCGGTTCAGCTTTTTGAAATCCCGGATCCAGAAGTATTCATCAACATAGACATGGCCGTGATAGCTTTGCGCCGTGTTGCTGTTGGTAGACAGGAAGCGTAATACCGCACTATTGCTCAGGGTGATCGGGTTACCGGTTAGGGTAACGCCGAGATATTCACGGGCTATAGCAATAATATACGTTCTGAATACTTCGGCTTGCGGTCGGCTGGCCGATAAGAATATCTGAGGATCGCCGGTTAGAATGGCATCCATGAGAGCCTCGAAAGCCATCAGCCATGTGGCTCCGACCTGCCGGGATTTGAGCCAGTTACGGATCCGGTTGAATCGGGCGTCTAAAAACTTTTTCTGGTAGGCGAAAAGGTTATCAATGAAGGGCTGGAAATCTGCCTCAGTAATACCACTAACGTCATTTTTCTTCCGTTTCCGTTGTGGCTTTTCGCTGTCTTGATCGTCGGATTCATCCTGACAATAATGGTCATTATTGGCCGCGCCAATGGTGGCCATTTTCTCAAGATGTTTATTTTTCTGCGCCCTGATTTTAATTTCTTTATCAATCAGGCGGTCAATTTCATCAAGTTCAAGTACTGTCTTTTTATCTTTTGGAATAAGAACCTGTAACCGCCGGGCAATTAAATCGTCTAAATCTTCCGCGCTCAGTAAATCCGCCCAGCCATATTTATCCGACCAATAATAAATGATTCGGGGACTAGGCAAGCTTAATTCTTCGGCAATTTCTTTTGGTGTCCATTTCTTTAAAAACAAACTCCGCGCCACGGTTTTAATTTCATCACTGTATTTGCTCATCTTTTCTATTATGGCGATTTTGTTTCAGCCCTAATCGATATTAATTTCTGAATTAATCGGCTATTGGCTATAACCGAATATATAAGAATTAACGCGGGTGTTTATATTAAATTTGTCGTGAATAATAAAAATCACTTAATAAAAAGCCTACACATACAAATAAGAGATTTTATTTTTTATGCCATCTTCACAATTAACAACGTCATGGATCCGAATTGCCACCGAGGGCGAAACCGTCGACGGTCGGGTTATTGAGGCGCAATGGCTGATTGACATGGCGGAAACCTACGACCCGAACGTTTATACCGCCATGTTATGGCCGGAGCATGAACGCTGGTACGGCAGTTGCGGCGAAGTGCTGGAACTGCATTCAGAACCGGTCGACGGGTTGCAGCGCCTGTTTGCGAAGATGTGCCCATCCGTTGATCTCATCCGGGCTAATCAGAATGGTCAGTTGCTCTTTTGTTCTATTGAACCAACGGAAACTCTGAATTTTAGAGGCACCGGCAAGCCGTATCTGGAAGGGCTGGGCGTAACCAATGAACCGGCCAGCATTGGCACGGAGCGTATGCGTTTTAAAAGTAAAAAGAATGGGCGCATTTATGGCGCACTGGAACCTTTAGTCATTAGCGAAGTTACAGAGGGTACAAACGTGACAGCAAAACAAAAAACCAAAGAGGCCGGAAAGAAATCCACGTTTCTACGCCTTTTTAATATTCAGGACGATACGCCAGAGCCGGAAACCGAGGGCGATAAATCAGTAGAAGAAAAGCTGACAGCTATCGCTGAAGTGTTGGCCGACCTGCTAACCCGTGTCGAAAAACTGGAAACCGACAAGGCCGATACGGCTGATGTTGAAAAAATCGAAGAAGCCGTTACCGACATAGAAGAAACAGTCACCGAGGTTAAGGAAGTGGTAGACAGTGCGGAATTTAAAACACTGAAAGCCAATTTGAATGACATCGTCGGTAAGTTCTCCAAATTGGATCAGACGGTCACAAAGTTACCTGATGGCAATGCGCCATCATCCACCGTAAGCAGTACGTTTGAGCTGGTTTAATCCGGTTTAATCGTGTGACAGACAGGATAAAGAAGAATGCAATTAACAGACAGAGCGCGTGAGTTAATCGGTAAATACGCCGCCGCATTAGCCAAAACCTACGGCATTGATACGGGAACCGTGACGAGCCAGTTTTCCGTATCTGGTCCGAAAGAAATCAAGTTGCGTGATGCACTGCTGGAACGTCAAAGTTTCTTAAAAGAAATTGTTGTGACTGATGTCGATCAGATCTCCGGAGCGATTGTTCCCGTCGGTGCTGCTGGTTTACACACTGGCCGCAGAAAGAAAGGCCGCTTTAATAAAGTGGTTGGCGTTGATGGCCGGGAGTACAAGCTGGTTGAAACTGATTCATGTGCTCAGCTGCTCTGGTCGTTGCTGTGTACGTGGGTGAATGCGGGTAGTGAAGGCGAGTTTTTCCAGAAGGTCAATGACTTTGCGAATAATGCCTTTGCGCTGGATATGCTAAGAATTGGCTTTAACGGCCAGTTTATTGCCGACAATACCAACGACGAAAAATACCCGATGGGTGAGGATGTCAATATCGGTTGGCACCAGATCGCCAAGGATTATAAAGACGGTATCCAGGTGATCACTGACCCGGTAACACTGGGTGTTGATGGTGATTACCCGACGCTGGATTCAATGGTGTCTGATTTGATTAATGCCAAAATTCCGGCGCAATTCCGCGAAGATCCGCGCCTTGTGGTGTTGATTGGTGCCGACCTAGCAGCAGCAGAACAGCACCGTCTGTATTCTGCCGCGACAACGCCGACGGAAAAGATTGCCGCGCAATTACTGACGTCATCAATTGCCGGTCGCCCTGCCTATGTGCCGCCATTTATGCCGGGTAAGCGTTTGGTGGTGACGACGCTGACCAACCTGCATATTTATACCCAGCGTGGTACACGTCAGCGTGAAGCTGACCACAACGGCGACGAAAAAGCGTATGAGAGTAAATACTGGCGAATGGAAGGCTACGCGCTGGAAATGCCAGAACTCTACGCGGCTTTTGATGAAGAAGCGGTCACGGTGTTGAGACCAACGAAAAAGGCCTCGGAAGTTGATATCGAAACCGAAGTCGAAACCAAAAAAGACGACGAACTGGTTTAAGGCTGACTATGTATTTAACGCCCGCACAACGTCACACCGCACGAATAAAGGCGGAGGCAGAACTGAAGCAAGGGAGAGCCATCAGTGCGCCCAATAGTATGCACCTGCAATTAAGTGCGCTATTGCGTGACGTTGAACGGGCAAAACGAGCCGACAGTATGGCCGCACGCCGGGTGATGAAGCGCGATGAACTATTACCGCGCTGGATGCCAACGGTAGAGGCTTATCTGGCCTCCGGGAAAGTCCATAATAATCCGGTGTTGTCATGGTGCCTTGTCTGGTTGTTCGACGTGGGAGACTTCGATCGGGCGCTGGATATGGTGGATATCGCCATCGAGCAGCACCAGTTGCCACCGGATGGCTTTAGGGGAACGTTGGCCAGCTTTACCGCCGATACTATTCTGGCGTGGGCTGAGGGTGAATTTAGTCAGGGTCACAGTGTTGAGCCGTATTTTTCCCGTACGTTTGAGAATGTCCGGGATAACTGGCGGCTACATGAAAAGATCAGCGCTAAATATCACAAGTTTGCCGGGTTGATGTTACTGCGTGATAAAGACGGAGAACCCCGCGCCACGGCTGTCAGCGATGTACCAACATTGGAAAAAGCCGACGCGTTATTAGCTCAAGCCCATGACTTTAACCCTAAAATTGGCGTTAAGAGCATAAGAAAACGAATTGAAGCCCGGATCCGGGTGCTAACTGAGGTCAGTTAAACCGACTACCGCAAGCCAAAGCGGACGCAGTCGAGGCAATGAGTGTTATCACTCTATTGGCCGTGGAAGCTGGTCTGTCTGCTTTTTTATTTAAGGTGTACGTATGTTTAAAGCCGACAATATGGAATACGACAACCGGGTTATTACCAATAACGGTTTTTGGCCGGATATCACTGTCGGTGATTTTCAACGTAAACGCACAATACCGCCTGATGTTAATCATCTACAGGTTGGTGATTATCTGGTTAATGCTATCAAAGAGATTAACAAAAATTTAAGTGACTACACCGCGCAGATGAAAGCCAAAGGCTTTAAAACGGCGGCAGAAGTAACCGGGGATGATGGCGACCCGGTCATGCTGGGGGGTGAAAACCAGTTGGTTATTCAGTACAAAAAGGCGGTTTACGCACGGGCAAAAGCCGATCTTGTCCCTGAATATGCCAGCCTGTCACGTCGGGAAGCCCATATCGGGCAGGACAGTCCGCAGACGAAAGCCCAACTACTGGCGGAATCCTCCTTTGTTCTGCGTTCCATTAAGGGGCTGTCTCGCGTTGGGGTGTCGATAGTATGAGCCAGTTAGACAGCTTAGTGTCATTCATCCGGGAGAACGTCCCCGCCCGCCTGATGATTGAATTTGATAACTGGATGGACGATCCGAAACTGGAACAGTCGCACCGGGGGTATGGAGAAGGCCAACGCCGCATTGGTGTACTGATTTATGACGGTGTGGTGTCGTGGGACAGGTTTCCATTTAAGACATTTGACCCGCAAATCGTGTTTGCTCTAATTCTTTCATGGCTGGCTGAAAATAGCCGCCCGGATGAGTTTACGCTGGATGTTCCGCGTATTGATTTAGAACTGATAGACGATGATGTCGCTATTTTAACTATCACAGTCAGTCTGATTGATGAAATCTGCCTGACAGAAGATGACAACGGGCTTATTCCGTTTGATGGGCAAAAATGGAAAATCAGCAGCCCCGTTATCTGGACGGCAGAATCAGCAGACATTTTTAGTGTTGATAGTGTGGGCGCACCGGTTACCGGTTTGGAAACAAGCTGATGTTTCGCGGGGAGCTGAACCGCAGCCAGTTCAAAACGTTACTGGATGAAATCAAGAAGCGGGAGATCCCGCCGAAAAAACGCCAGCGGCTACTCTGGCGCATTGCGAAATACGGGGTAATGGTGGCGGCTAAACGCCATCAGCGCCAGCAGCAGGATCCAGAGGGGCAGGCATGGGCACCCCGCAAACGCGGCAAAAAAAAGCCGATGTTGCGAAATTTACCCAAACTGATGCATATCAGGGAAATGCCACAGACCGAATCAGTCAGAATTTATCTGACCGGAGGAAATTACCATAACAATAATAAAGGTGTTTCAGCGGCTGTTGTGGGGGGAGCGCACCATTATGGAATGTCAGCAACGATTAACGCTGACAATATTAAAAATAAGAATCAAACCGGAACGGCAACAAAAAAGCAGGCTAAAAAATTACGCACTTTAAATTATCGAGTCCGGATAAACGGTAAATATAAAAAAGCACCCAGTAATTATATTACTGAAAATATGAGTCAGCAGCAGGCCGGATTATTAATTCGACTACTGGAAAATAAACCGCCTAAAAAGACATGGCAAATAGAATTACCCGCCCGTGTATTTTTAGGTGTGAATGACGATGAATTAATTCAAATGATTATGCGCCAATTACAGGGCATGAATTACGGTTAACAACGTAATATTTTAAGAGGTAATACTATGTTTCCTGAAATTACTATCAGTCAGGACAATTTATTTCAGGGTGAAGTGAAAGAAATTGAAAGGACGGTTTTATTTATTGGCGTGGCCACAGATACAACCCCACCTGAAATGATGGGTAAAACAACACCGGTAAATACGAAATCAGATTTTATTGCTTTATTTGGTGACAACGTTTTAACCGCGAATTTAAACGCGGCTATGTTAAACGCCGGACAAAACTGGTTCGCTTATGTTCATGTCCTGCCTGATATCTTCACTGAAACCGATTTTAGTGCCGCTATCTATAAAGCGCAGAACGTAGCATCAGTCGAGGGGATTGTCTCTACCATCCCGGTAACGACAAAAGCTGAGGTTGAGGCGTTAGCCAGCTTACGTAATGGCATCATCGCAAAGCGTTCCCGCTGGCAATGGCTTGCCGCCCCGGTTGTGGGTCTGTTGCCTGATGAACTGTGGCCGGATGCGGTTGCCCGTCTTGATACCCTGCAAAAAGGCATTGCCGCGCCGGGTGTGTCATTAATCCCGCTTTTGTTTGGTAATGAAATCGGTGTTTATGCCGGTCGCCTGTGTAACCGCTCCGTCACGATTGCCGATAGCCCGATGCGAGTTGCCACGGGTGCGGTGGTTGAGCTGGGCAGCGCAGAGAAGCCGAAAGATGAAAACGGCACCGAGCTGGGGCTGGATACATTGATCGCCTTGGAAAAAAGCCGTTACAGCGTTCCATGCTGGTATGACGATTACGACGGTGTCTACTGGTCAGATGGCCGCACGCTGGACGTGGAAGGCGGCGATTTTCAGGTCATTGAATACCTGCGCGTAATTGACAAGATGGCACGCCGTATCCGCCTGAAAGCCATTCCCCGCATTGGTAATCGTTCCCTTAATAGTACCCCGGCCAGTATCGCCGCAAATAAAACCTATTTTGCGCGGGTGATGCGTGACATGTCCAAATCAAGCCAGATTAATGGTGTGGCGTTCCCCGGAGAACTACAGCCACCAAAGGACGGCGATGTCGTCATTACATGGCAGACCAAAACCAAAGTGGATATTTACGCCGTCGGTCGCCCGTATGGGTGCCCAAAATCGATCGGTATTCACATCATGCTTGATTTACTGCTGGAGGATGAAAAATGACAGCGCGGATTAGTGGCCAGTCGTTTGATGTTAACGTCGGCGGCTTAATGATTAACGTAAAGGCTATATCGCTTGATATCGCGGATAACACAGCGGTGGCGCAGACCAGAGGCGTGCCCGATGGGTATACCAACGGCGATGTAACCGGCGAAGGTGAAATCGAACTGGATAGCCAGAATTTTACCCTGTTGGCCAGACTGGCCGCAGAGGCAGGATCGTGGCGTGGCATTGAACCAATGGACTTTCAGTTCTATGCCAATACAGGCCGGGAAGAAATGAAGGTTGAGGCATACGGCTGTAAGTTGGTTGTATCCAACCTGCTGGCCATTGACCCAAAAGGGGCGGACACCCTGAGCCATAAAATTAAGTACTTCGTTACTGACCCTAACTTTGTGCAGATCAATGGTATTCCGTATTTATCAGAAAGTGACGTGCGCGACCTGATCGGCTAATGGAAAAGGTATGACAGAGCAGGAATCATTAATCTTAAAAATCATGGCCGCAGGTGGAATTATTGGTCTGGCGAAATTGTTGGTTGATAACCAAAAAATCACCCTACGGCTGTTATTTGGCCGGGTCATTTTGGGTTCTGGCATTGCCCTGACATCAGGTGTTTTCCTTATTCATAACACGAAGTTGGATGAATTAGCCCTGATTGGTATTGCCTGTGCGCTGGGGATTTCCGGCCAGACTGGGATCGAGTGGTTATTTAATCGTGGGAAAAATAAAAATGAACCTGAGTGAAAAGCAATCGTTGTTTACGGTTTTGATCGCCCAACTGGTGCTATGGGCTGACGAACGTGGAATGCGTCTGACGTATGGCGAAGCCTACAGAACACCAGAGCAGGCGGCGTTAAATGCCAAATCCGGCAAAGGTATCAGTAACAGCCTGCATACTCAGCGATTAGCCGTTGATTTCAATTTGTTTATTAATGGCCAGTATCAGACTGATTCGGCGGCGTATCTGCCGCTGGGTGAGTATTGGGAGAGCCTTGGCGGCTCTTGGGGCGGACGCTTTAAGAAAGCGGACGGCAATCACTTTAGTTTAGAGCATAACGGGGTGCGCTGATGCGTTTGCTGTTTGTTGTGGCCGTCGTGGCGTTTTTATCAGGGTGGTGGGTGTCCGGTCTTTATCAGGACAGTCAGCAACGGTTGATTGAACAGGCGGCGGCAAAAGCTGCAGCAAAGATAGATATGTCTATCACCGCATCAGCGCGACTGGTTGAGAACAAATTACAGGAACTGAAAGCCAATGAACGCCACACCGAAAAAATTATCCGGACGGAAATGGTTAAGCCTGTTTTTTCTAATGTTTGCGCTAGTGATGATTTTGTCCGCCTGTTCAACGAATCCAGCGAACGGGCAGAGGCAACACTGGCAGGAAAATCTGCTGACCGAATGCCCGACTGATCTACCCCGGCTTGCCGGGTCAACCGGCGCGGATTTATCTGCGTCACTGAATGAATATAAAACGCTCTATGTCGAATGTGCCATCCGTCACAACGGCTTAGTAACTGAACTTAAAAAGAAGGATTTCTAATCATGGCTAAAGAAGTAGAAAACGTTGTAACGCTGATTATCAAGGGTCAGGACATCCGGTTTAACCCAACGTATAACGACTACAACAAATTCATCAATGAAATGCAGATGAATAATAAGGTTTCACCGGCTAACAACTACATCATGCGTATCGTGGCCAAAGAGTCAAAAGAAACGCTTGTGGATATTCTGGTCAGCAATCCCGGCGCGGCTTTACAGATCGCCGGGGCGGTGAATGATGAATTTGCGCCGGAACTGGAAATCACCGTAAAAAAATAACGGCACGCGCCCGGAAAATTGAATCCAACGGCATAGAGCAATATTTGACGCTGCGCCGCCATTATCTACCCGATGAACCTGACGACATTGACAGTTTAGCCCGAGCCATATGGCTGGATAGCGAATACTGGGAAAAGATGAGAATTGCGGTAGGTAATGGCATTGCGCTGGCCTTAAGTGGGAAAAAATGAAGGCTTTAGATTTTACCCTGTCCATGATCGACAAAGTTACGCGGCCACTGAAAGCCATCGGCGGCAGTGTGCGCGGCTTTGCGAAGCAGTCTGAAAAAGCCTTTGAGCCAATGGCCAAAGGGGGTATTGCGCTGTGGGGGATAAAAAAAGCAATTCAATCCGCGCTTGATCCGGCTTCTCAGATGTTCGACGCCTTGCAGGAAGCCTCCGCGCATGGGATCGGCGATGAAGCGTTAAAAAAGCTATCCAAAGAAGCGTTGCTGTTCAGTTCCCGCTATGGCACGTCCGCCGTGGATTTTGTCCAGTCCTCCAAGGCAATGAAAAATTCCATTGGTGGATTGACCGATCGGGAACTGCCGCGCATGACCAGAGCGGCAAACGTATTAGCAAAGGCAACCAAATCCGGGGCTGATACGGTCGGTACTTATTACGGGGCAATGTACAGCACCTACAAACAGACTGCCGACAAAATGGGGCGCGTGAAGTTTACTGAAAATCTGGCCGGTCAGTCAGCGTACATGGTGAAAACCTTCGGACTGGATCTTCAGAAGATTCAGGACATGGTGAAAGGGACTAAGAACGCCGGTAATGACATGGGTATAGTCATTCCGGAACAGTTTGCTGTACTTGGACAGCTTTCCCGGACGATGGGTTCAGAAGGTGCCGGAGCGTATGAGCAATTTGTGAGAAAGGCAGTAGAGGGCGGCAAAGAACTGGGTGTCACGCTGACTGACTCTAATGGCAAATTGCTGGCCATGCCGGACATTATCCAAAAGCTGCAAAATAAATTTGGTAAATCCATTCAGGGCAATCTGAAAGCGCAGGCCGCGTTAGATAAAGCCTTCGGCGGCGGCTCTACGGTTGTTAAAGCACTATACGGGAATGTGGGCGAATTACGCGATCACATTACTGAGTTAGGCCGAAATAATGGCATGAAGAACGCCGCAGAGATGGCGGCAAAGATGTCGAATCCGTTTGAGCGTTGCACCTCCGTGGTGTTTGCGATGAAAGCCGCGATCGGCGAATCACTGGTGCCGACGCTTTACCCGTTGATCCACCGTGTTGCCGATGCCGGTGACCAGTTCACGCGCTGGATGAAAATGTTTCCCAATATTGCCAAATGGATCGGGTATATCTCCGTGGGGTTCCTGAGCTTTGCCGGAGCCGGAGCGGTGGCCAACATTGCTATGGGTGTATGGCGTTTCATCATGATCGGTATCAACGGAATCATGGCCGCGTTTGGTGCCGTGATGAAAATTGGCCGGGTACTGGTGTGGGCATATCGCGGGGCAATATTGGCGTGGAATGCGGCACTACGGATCCTGCGCGTTACCCTGTTTGCCATCAGAATGGCGGCAATTTTGGCCGGTGGTGCGTTTACGTTTATGTCATGGCCAATCCTGTTAATTATTGCGGTCGTAGCTCTGCTGTGTGCCGGTGTTTACCTGCTGGTTAAGTACTGGGATGAAGTGAAAGCGGCCATTATGGATACCACCGCATTTAAGATTGTGGCGGCTTATTTTCAGGTCTGGAAAGCCATCTTTCTGTATGTCGTTGACGTGATCAGTAAAGCATGGACAAAGCTGTGTGACTGGTTTGGCGAGATCTCCCCGTTTGAGTCGGTGGCGGACGCTGCTGCCGCGCTGGGGAATGTGTTTAATGGTTTATGGGCGTACCTGAAAAAGTCCTTTTCCACGACCTACAACTGGATTGTGGACAAACTGAACATGATACCGGGGATCAATATTGATTTGATGACGGCGGACGTTGCCCAGCCTGATACCAGCGTATTAACCGGTAAAGAATTGAAGGGCTTAAGCAGCGGCGGTGTGAGCAAGGAAATCAAGAATAATAGCGCCAGCACGGTGGATAACAGTAAGCATATCGGTACGGTCAACATTACCACTAATGAGGGGATGTCGCCGCAGGCGCTCAATGAATGGGTGGCGCTCAATGCAGGATAACTATTTTGATTTACTGATCCGGAATAACAATTTTGTGCTGAATTCCGGTAATGAGCCAGAACTGTGTAAAAACAGCATCAGCATCGGTCAGGACGTGGCACACGCGATAATCGAGTCAGGGCTGGCTTATCTGCTGCTGGCAGAGCGTAGCCCCACACTCAGAGCCGATATTTTTACACAGATTATTTTACTGGTTGAAGGTGATGTCCGGATCATTCCCGGCACGGTGTATATCAAAGAGGAAAACTCACGCCGGTTTTTGCTGACAGCGGACACTTACGATTACGGCGCTTTAAAACGGACGGTGGATTATGAAAAACAAGATTGATATTGATTATGAAAAAATCCTCAGCGATAGCGGGATGCCGACGACTGCTGAAACCGTCCGGGCAGAGTTTGACGCGTTAGTTAAAAGTGAAGGACTAATAACCAATACGTCGAGAATGTCACCTTTCTGGCGGCTGATTATGGCCATCGTGACCACGCCGTTTTTGTGGCTGAAAGATGCCCTGATAAATGTGGTACTCAAAAATAGCTTTTTAGCGACGGCTTCCGGCGCGTTTCTGGATCTGTTCGCATGGGCAGTTAATCTCACCCGTAAACCGGCGATCGCCGCTGGCGGTGTGATCCATTTTTATAAAACCGATACCCGGCAGGCGGTCACCGTCAAGGCCGGAACATTGATTCAGTCAGAGCGTATTAATGGTGTTATCTATCAGTTGCGCGTAGTGGCGGATACATTGATCCCGGCTGGGGTTGCGGCGTTACCGGTTGGTGTTGAAGCGGTGGCCGTGGGCAGTGCCTACAACCTGGCTCCAGGTTATTACCGTATTTTACCGCAAGCCGTTGCCGGTATTTCTCACGTTAACAATGAAGAGGATTGGCTAAATCAGCCTGGTGACAACGAGGAAGCCGACGACGATTTGCGCGCCCGGTGCCGTAACCAGTTTAATTTAGTCGGGAACTATCATACTGATGCCGTCTACCGGGGGATGATATCCAGTCTCACCGGCCTGAACTCAGAACGCATCTATTTTGTGCATGATGCGCCACGCGGCCCCGGAACGGCTAACGCTTATCTGTTACTTGATACCGGCGTAATCAGTCAGCCATTTATTGACATGGTAAACGACTATGTCATGTCTCAAGGCCACCACGGTCATGGTGATGATCTGCAATGTTTTGCCGTGCCGGAGACACATTACGACCTGACCGTTACTTTGTACGTCAAAGACAATATGACGGCGGAAGCGTCAGAAGCGCTGATTAACAACGTAGAACATCTTATCCGGTGTGCGTTTCGTGAAAACAGTCAATACGACGTTGTGAAGGTCTGGCCGTATTCCCGGTACAGCTTTTCCCAACTGGGGCGTGAAATTCACCGTCATTTTGGTGTTGATTCTGTTGTTTTTTCACGCGGGGATATCATCAGCGGTTTAGAAATTCCGCGCCTGTCCTCCCTGACGGTGGTGCCGGATAATGAATGAATTACCGCGCATTAAATTGCCCGTCTGGATGAATAAAGGGGAGCCGTTAAAGCTGGCTAATGCGGCATTTCAGTTCTGGAACAAGGCAAGAGACTGGCTTAATTGGCCATTACTACAGATAGATCCTGAAACCTGCCACGAATCGTTATTGAGCATCTTGGCATATGAAAGAGACATTAACCGGTTTGCCGGTGAGCCGTTGGCGCTGTTTCGCCGCCGGGTTAAGTATGCGTTTATCAATGCGCAGGACTCCGGAAGTATTGCCGGATTTGCAGCAATCTTCCGTCGCTTGGGCATTGGGGAAATCACCCAGTTAGAACGCCAACCGGCCTATGACTGGGACGTGATAATTATCAGAGTCACGGATAGTCAGGTCGCTGAAAACAATGCGCTGATGATGTCATTAATCAGGCAGTACGGGCGCACCTGTCGCCGCTATATTTTCGAAGTCATTAACAATAAAACAATGGCTATTCATGGTGGGTATTTTTGCGGAAGCACTGAATTTTATCATGCCACATTCAACACGATCCCCGGTTTAATGAGAGCAGTACAGCAAGCCAAAAGCCGGGTGATTTTTCAGGGTTCACAGTGTTACACCGCCAGTTTAAAAGAGGTTAAATAAAAATGGCTACAGCAATCACGACGGCGTTTGAACATTGGAACGCCACGCAGGTAATGAACGGGCTACCGGCACGCCCGAATAAAATTGTTTTTGCGTATATTCCGGGACTGGATCCGGTGGCGGCAATTGACCGCACCGCAGGATTGCCAGCCGCTGAATATATCGTTTATCAATCGCCGGTCATGCAATACGGGCTAATTAATGAAAATGCGGTGGCGTATTCGGTGGTACTGGATACGACGGTCGGCAACTTTGATTTTAACTATCTTGGCCTGCTGGATGAAGAAAGCGGCACACTTTGCATGGTGGTGCATACCATGACGCAGAGCAAAATTGCCACCGCTGACGGTACGCAGGGTAACAGCTTTACCCGCACGTTTTTGATGGAGTTTGATGGCGCGGCAGAGTCGAGCCAAATCACTGTCACCGCCGAAACATGGCAGATTGATTATAGCGCCCGGCTAGCTGGAATGGACGAGCGGATCCGCCTGTCTAACATTGATATGTTTGGCCATGCGTCTTTTGACGGATTTAGCGTGACCCGTGAGGGTGAGCAATTCCGCGTTGATAGTGGTGTCGCTTATATCGGCGGGATCCGCATTGAGTCGACCGAGCCAGTATTTATTGATGCTCCGGCAGATTCATCCGTGTGGGTTGATGTCAGTTATCAGGGGGCGGTTACGGGGGCATGGGAACCGCGTTACCATTTCGTGATCGCGGCCAGTCAATCCGATTATGTCGATGCTCATGGCTTCCACCACTACGTTGCTCAACTGGCCTTTGAGGTCGATACGATTATCACGGATACCCGAGAATCAAGCCCATTTAATGAACTGAAAACGGATATTAATAAGCGCTTAACTGACCACGAGCAGTCAACCAATCACCCGGACGCAACATCGACCCGGAAAGGTTTTGTCATGCTGGACAGTTCAGTCGATAGCGCCGGGACATCGAAAGCAGCCACGCCAAAAGCCGTAAAAGCGGCCTACGACTTGGCAAGCAGTAAGGTTTTAACGGTTAACGGGAGGGCGGCTGACGGTGATAAAAATGTGTTATTGACTGCGCCTGATGTCAATGCAGTACCGGCTGATGTTGGCGGGAGCTTTGGCGGTGAAATATCAGCCACTTATAAAAATGGCCTCTCGTTCGCTGAACAATATATGACCAAAGCGGCTTTTTATAATGATGTATCACGACCGCCAGCCAGTGAATTCTGGCCGGTTTTAAAGCAACGATTTCATATTCCGGGATTTTCTGCTTACGTCTATTCGCTGGGTGCACTGAATAGCGCTAATGGCCAGTCAACGTTTACGTTAAACATAACCAACTCGGGTGGTGGTGGCAAAAATTTCACGTGGGCACCAAACGGGGATTATGTCATCGAAGGCACTGTACAAGCCGGTGAAGATCTTCGGGCAACCCGTCACGTCTATGCAGGTTTTAACCAAGGATACCTGAGAAATGACGGTATGGTCGGGGGGCCTGTATGGGGCGGAACGATTAACGCGTGGATGTATGCGAATTTTGTGTCCGGGGTGCGTCTGGCCGGGCGTGTAAATATATCGGATACCGGGGGCAGAATAGATCTGCCTTCCGGCACGATGTACACCGGGATGTCAGGCGCAAACTACAACCCGGCCTACTGGGGCGCATATTCACATTTACAATATTTAATTAATGGCACATGGGTGAACGCGGGGACAGTATGATCAAACTTAAAAACTTAAAACCATATACACCAGAAGATCCAAAATTCGGCAGTATGGTCGCTTATTTGCAGGATGATGCCGGACTTGACTGGTATGAGGCACAAAAGCTATTCCGACCGGACACGCTGAAAGTGGCCACGGATAACAACGGGATTATTGTTGCGTTTGAGTATGACGTATCTATGTTAACTCCACCTGATAATTTTAACGTAACAGAAATACCCGCTGATGAAGTCCCAGATGATTTAGAGAATGATGGAACATGGCAGATTGACACTGCTGATAAAATTACAAAGCGGATTTTATCAGGTCAGGAAGCCATTAGAGTGGCGGAGATTGAGCAGAAACAGAGATTAAATGCTGTAACGGCCTTAATCGATCCGTTGTTTGATGCGGTGGATTTAGGCATAGCTACGGCTGACGAAAAACAGCGCTATGATGAATTGCGTAAATACCGCGTGCTACTTAGCCGGGTAGATATATCGAAAGCCCCGGACATTGACTGGCCAGAGGTTCCGTAATGTGGTTCCCTGCGTGGTTGAAGTTTCCGCAAAAGTTAGCACCGGTAACCTGTAGTGTGGTGCCGGTGCATCCGTGGACGTTTGGCGCTGGCCATCAGGAAGAGTCCGGCAGTTATCTTAGCCCGTCGAACGCCGTTGAATTTTTGGTTAAAAAACTTAATGGCGTTACTGATGATATGGATATTTTGATCATCATGCTGGCTGAAACCCATAATGAACAATTTATGCAGGCGTTAAGCCAGTTAACGGCAATTTTCCCGCTACCGGTCTTTAAACAGGTTGAACGGCTGGCGCAGTCATTTTCAGAATTAGCGATCACTAAGATGCAGATCCCATCCATAACCAGCGCATTACCAGCGCCGATCGCCTTGTCCGTTGATACGTGCCGATCGGCGCTGACATCTCAGCTTATCGCTGAGGCTCAAAGCGCGGCGGCGGGATCAGTTGATATCGACAGTATCAAAGCGTCACTATCTGAATTGAAGGATTTACGTAGCCAGATGGCCAGCGAAGCATCAGGCGCACTGGAAGAATTACAGAAGGGTAGCGCAGCGGTATGGGCATTCAGCGCCAGCGGCAATATTAATACTATCCTGACCACCTTGCAGAAAGACATTCCATTACCGTCGGCCATTCATACGGCGGCGGTTATGTTTGTGGGTGATGTCGCGCCATTAAAGGAAATGATCACATGCCGCGAATTGTTCTAGCCCTTAACGGTGAGCCGGTATTTATGAAAAATATGCGGATCAGTTCTTCCACGGCATTCGCCGAGAAAGACCAATCCGGGCAAACCTCATCAACGAATAAATCTGAACAAGGGATCAAGGCCAAAGAGTTAAAAATCACCGGTCTGATTGATTTTTCAGATCGTGATCACTTATCCCAACTTCATGCGCTGGCCGAGGCGAAAGACTCAGCCGGAAAACTGCAAAAATACCGTGTCGCCTGCATTCTGGCACAGGCCATTAATTTTAGAGAGGCCACCTTTAGCGGCTCTATTGAAGTGACTGAACAAAATGACAAAATGGCGTATCAGGTCAGCTTCACATTAAAAGAACAGGTGAGCGTCAGTGAAAAACGCGAAGCCAGAGCCGGTAAGCAAAAAGCAAAAGCCCAGCAGCCCGGAAAAAGTCAGGGTGAAGAGGGGGCGACGGTCGAGGATTTGAGCGAACCGGAAGAAACCCGAACATGGTTTGAGGAAAAAGTACTAGCTCCGGCCAATGAGGCGTTAGGCTGATGAAAGTTATTAAGCAGTTATTATTATCCGGTGATGATGTCGAAATCGCCGATATCAATATCATTTTGGAGCTAAACGCCTGTGGCCGGGGGTTTATTACGGCGATGACAGATAATGACTATACCGGCAAATTAGTCCGTTTTGATTTGGGCTATCATGGTGCGGTGTTGCGCTGGTTTATGGGATACGTTGAGAAATCACAAGCCGCTGAAAATGGTTCACAGCGGTTATTTGTCCGTGAAATTGTCGGTATTTTTGAGCGTGCGTGGCCGTGCTCCATGCAACACGCGACATTAAGAAAATTAACCGCATGGCTGGCCGAAAAAAGTAATGTTAAATTTATTATCCCTGATGGCGTTGACTATGCAGATAAACCGATCCCCAACTTCACGCACGTCGGAACCGGGTATCAGCTTCTATCTAATCTTGGCCGGACATTCTCAATAGAGGATTATGTCTGGTTTCAGCAGCCAGACGGCAGCGTTTACGTAGGTTCGTGGGCTGATACTATCTTTACTAAAAAGCCGATCGAGATCCCGCCGGAATTCAGTCAGAAGGCTTCCGGCGGCAACGCCATGACGTTGCCGATTATCCAGAGTATCCGTCCCGGTGTTTTTATGAACGGTCAGCGGATTAGTCGTGTAGAAATCAATAATGATGATTTAACCCTCACATGGACACCGATTGATAAGGCCACAGGACAACCGCAGAAATCACCGGCAAAGCGTCAGCTTGATAGCCTGTATCCTGAACTATCCGCCGGGTTACATCTGCCACGTAAAGCGCGGGTGATGTCACCCAGTGAAAGCCCGACACTCGGCCAGCAGTCAGATCCCTTCCGTCCGGGGTATGCGGTTAACCTTCAGTTGCTGGACGAGAATGGCAACCCGGCAGCAGACACACCAGAATATAACGGCGTACCGCTACCGGTGCCGATGGCCGGGGCAGAGGGTGGCATGTTTCAATTCCCGCCAGAGGGGACGCTTGTTGAAGTGGCGTTTTCTGATGGTCGCCCGGATAAACCGTTCGTCCGCCAGACATTACCGGAGGGAAACAGCCTGCCGAACATTAAGCCGGGAGAACAGTTGCAGCAGCAAAGGGCGGAGGTATCACAGCGCGTGACCGTGGGTGGTGACTGGGAGAGAAAAACCGATCAGAAGATTGATGAAAGCAGCCGCGCCCGTGTAGTGGCCGCAGACGAAGAAACGCGAACAGTCATCAAACGCACTACAACAATCAAGGCCACAGATACCACTCTCGTGGTCGGTACGGCAAAGTTATTAGCCGGTGCAATACAGCAGTTAGCCGAGGGGGATTATACTATCGGCACGTCTGCAAAATTGACGGCCAGCGCTAACCAGATTGATATTGTTGCGGCTGACTCCATCAAGGTACAAGCCAAACCGATCGAGGTTACGGCGCAATCCATAACGGAGAAAATCGCCGCAGTGCGGCGCAGTGTTGCCGGTGGTGCTCAGGAAATTATTGGATCAACTGTCTGGCTGGGTTCGGGTGGTGCTGCCCGGAGTAGTGGTATTAATGCAATGCAATCCGTTTTAGATATTCTTGATATCTTGCGAGACTTAGCCCAACTAACGGCAGAGCATAGCCATAGTAATACTGGCACCCCAACCAATAGCGGCGATATTCAAAATACGGCGACAAGGGCGGGAACGGTTAAAAACCGATATGACCCGCTTATTGCTAAATAACACCTCTATCTGATTCAACCCGCTGATTGAAATCCATCATCAGGCGGCTTGAGAGCCGTTTTTGTTTTCGCTATCCCCCTATATCACCTACGTTCACCCATCACGAATACGGCGCGTTTGCGTGGCTAGGATTCTGCGTAAAGTAATCCTTGCGTCACGTAATCCGCACTACACCGCACCCGCCTGCACGGTTTGTGTTGTAAATTTTTTTCAGTTTGAAAATATTACAAACCGATACGCCAGAGCGCACCAGTAAAAGGATCTCGCAACGATCTACGATCTGAAATGAAAAGGCGTTTTTTCAGTAAGTTACAGTTTTGTACGATCTAAAGACGATCTCGAAAATTTATAACATATTGATTTTGTTTTATTTGTTATAAATTACGTGAGAATTCTATACAGAGATTTTGTAGCAATGAAAAAATAGCAAAGACAATAAACCCACGCCGGACGCGGCTTTGGGCTATTTAGGGTGAAAAATGAAAACTGAAATTTTCAGTTGTGCATTCAGCCTTATTCGATGACACATCTTAGGGCGAACAAATAATAACCTGATAAAATTTGATCGCTTAGTTCGTAGGGGGCATAATTGATTTACAGCAAGATTAAAGGTAATAAAAATGAAAGCACAAGCAAAAAAAATGACGATACCGGCAATAGTTGCTGCGCTTATGGCGTCTCTTGCTCCGGTGCCAGCAAACACCCTAGGCTATAGCGATATTGCACTAAGCCCTGTTGACGCAAATACTACATTGCAAGCATTACCCGGCTCGGTAGCATATTTACATATAAGCGATGCAACAACTTACCTCCAGATAATGACCGACCGCTTGCATTTTCATCTAAGAAATCTTCGTTCCGAATGGGAAGAAAAACAGATGCCGATTGCTATCGAGAGGCAAAGCTCAATTGTCCAGAAGCATCTGGTTCGTGAATTGGGAAAACGTATCGTTCTGGCTAAAAAATTTGTTGATGCGGTGAAGTTGGTATTGGATGAGACTGATGATGATAATTTACGCAGGGAAATAGTTTCTTTCGGGCGTGCAGCAGCAACCCTTCGTTATACTGCTGAGGATATTTTATCATTCATAGAGCAAACTCACCCGCCAAAGAAGGCCAGCACTGACCAAATTGATGTTGGTATTGATGAAGTTAAGGCAATGATCCGTGCAGAGCATGGGGCTTTAGGGCTAGGGAGCCCTTCATTTGATCAGGCATCATAA